CAGCCAGACGGCTCGACAATCGTTAAGACCTTGCAAGTGCAGGGCTTGGCGTGGGATATAACCCCTAACAATATGCAATGCACAGTCACAACACTTGAGCCCATCGTTGAAGGATTCATCGTAGGATCTGCCACGTCGGGTATAATAGGCACGTCCATATTAGGATACTAGGAGAAATCAATGGCAGCAGGTCTAGGATATAAAGAGTTCGCTACGGGTGATGTTCTAACCGCCGCGGATGCGAATGGCTATCTAGCCTCTCAGGTGGTCATGGTCTTCGCGAGCGCAGCAGCTCGTACTTCTGCCATCGCCTCACCTCAAGAGGGCATGATCTCTTACCTTAAGGACACTAACGCGACTCAGTACTATTCAGGTTCAGCTTGGGTCTCAGTAGGTGGATCTTCGCCCTTAACTACTAAAGGCGATCTTTACACTTACTCAACTGCCGATGCTCGTCTCGGAGTAGGTACAAATGGACATGTTTTGACCGCCGATTCGGCGGAAGCAACTGGTCTTAAATGGGCAGCAGCAGGTGGCGGGGGTAAGGTTTTGCAAGTAGTAAGTGCAACTTTGGCTAACGATGCTTCTAGCTCTTCAACGAGTTATGCAGACACAGGACTTTCGGCATCAATTACGCCATCGTCTGCCACAAGTAAAATTTTAACCATTCAATCAAGTACAGTCGATGTCAGTTCTGGGAACGCCAATAACGCGATCTCATTGAAACTGTTTAGAGATGCAACTAATATCCTTACTCTTGATGATTTATTCTTTACGGGTACAGCGCTTAGAAAATTAGCCTCATACTCTTATACATATTTAGACAGCCCAGCAACAACATCGGCCATTACATATAAAATCCAATTTTGCAACAATGTGGCTGCCGCAGATGTAACCTTCGGAGCTAATGACAATATAGCGACACTTCTACTACTTGAGATAGGTGCATAATGGCTAAAGGCAAAGACGTGTTGGGGATGCTTATCCCTACAGGTGGCTGGGTAATCACAGGAGATAAGTACGAGGATATTCAATTTATTGAAGCCAACCCAATTACTAAAGAAGAATTTGAAGCAGGATTTGCAGCCTATGATGCTTACAAAGCAGAACAAGATAAAATCGCAGCATTGAGGAAATCTGCACTACTTGAGCGCCTCGGTATAACAGCCGATGAAGCGGCACTTCTACTTGGATGAAGCCTAGACTCTCAAAGTCTGCAATCCAATTAAGAGAGCAGATAGACGATGCATTCCCAGATAGAGATAGAACTTCGGACGGCTGGATCGGTGATACCCGACACGCTGCGCGCAAGTCTGATCATAATCCAGATGTACAGGGATGGGTACGCGCCATCGATGTTGACCGCGACCTTACAGGCAAGAACGGCAAGCCCGATCTCATGCCTGACTTGGTCGATCAGATTCGAGCCCTTGCAAAATCTGGCGATTCGCGGATCAGTTACATCATCTTCGATGGAAAGATCGCCTCATCTAAGAAGGCTTGGGCTTGGCGTACTTATGATGGGATCAATAAGCATAATCATCACGCGCACTTCAGCTTTACTATCAAGGGCGATTCAGACAGTACGTTCTTCAATATCCCGATGATAGGTGGAAAATAAATGGAGCAAGTAAAATCACTAGCAGCTTCATGGGCTCGATCATTCTTAGCAGCTGCCCTAGCGCTATACATGGCTGGCGTAACTGATCCTAAGACAATAGCAATGGCAGGCGCGGCAGCAGTCGCACCCGTTATTTTGCGCTGGCTTAATCCTAAAGATGCATCATTCGGTGTAACTAAAGAATGAGCACATCAGACTTGATGACCCTTTACTTCGCCAGTCTTGCCGTGATCGGTGGGCTGGCAGGTTATGTCATTACCCATCTTCTCTCTGAAATTAAGAGACTTAACTCGCGTGTCGATGAGATTTACAACATACTTCTTGAGCGATAATTTTTAACATGGCAAAGAAGAAAGTCATCGATCTCGATACTTACTCACAGCTTGATCAATACGCAATCTGCATGCATGAGTTCTATAAGAGTCTTAGACGTGCAGGATTCGCCGTTGATCTATGTCTGGCGATCATTACAGATCGTGAAGCGTATCCCGATTGGCTTATGCCATCGATCCCCGACCGAGTGGATCGCCTACCTTATGAGGATGACGACGAGGATTAAATGAAGCGCATAGTCATAGTGAGCGACCTACAGGTTCCCTTTCATGATCGACACGCAGTCAAGAATGTAGCACAATTTATAGCCAAGTTTAAGCCGCACGAAGTAGTCACAATAGGTGACGAGATTGATTTTAATACTATTAGCAAGTGGTCAGAAGGGACACCAGAAGCATATGAGCAGACTCTGGGAGATGATCGCGATGAGGCTGTTCAGGTACTTTACGATCTTCAAGTAACACAGATGATTCGGTCGAACCACACAGACCGCCTATACACACAGATCATGCGTAAGATCCCCTCATTTTTATCCTTGCCCGAGCTGCGCTTCGAGAAGTTTATGCAACTCGATGAGCTTGGCATTACGTTTCATAAGAAACCCTATAACATCGCTCCTAACTGGATCGCAGTCCACGGCGATCACACGCCTATTAAGTCCCAAGGGGGTCTCTCAGCCCTTGAGGCAGCCCGTAGGCACGGCAAGTCAGTCATCTCTGGACATACTCACAGGGCAGGCAGATCGTCCTTCTCAGAGGCTTCTGGGGGGCGTATAGGGCGTGTTTTGCATGGGGTAGAAGTAGGCAACCTTATGGACTTTAGCAAGGCCAGTTACACGAAAGGGTCTGCAAATTGGCAATCGGCATTTGCCATCATGTACGTCGACGGCAAGAATGTGCAGGTTGATCTTATCTACATAGAGAAGGATGGAACTTTCGTAGTCTCAGGCAAGCGGTATGGACGACCTAGATAACGAGCTAGACAGAGACATCGATGATCACATCGACGACGCAGAATCGTTACCATTTCGTTATCTAAATTCTCTAGAATTCCCCCTTAGGGCGTGAGACATTAGGGCCATGGATGAAGGGCATCCATAGAAAAGGGCTCTAAATGAATGCAACAGAAGTCAAAACAGTAAAGCTGCTACTTGATGAAAATCAGATCTGCGCGCTTGAGGCGTTACTTAACACAGTTCGCCACGATTATCCTGAAGAATGGGCAAGCCGTTTTTATTATGAGGAATTGCGTCAATATGTAAAAGCCAAGGTTCTGGAAATCCTATGATGTTCGATCCATCATTAGGCGACGTAATTGCAATGATTGCGTTATCTGGACTATATTTTCATTTAGGCCGTATCGTCGGCATTCGCGTAGGTTATCTGAAAGGCCGTAAGGCTGTGAGGGATTACTACGAGACCAAGGAAAGGGTGCGAGTGTGAAAGCAAGTGAAGTCCTATTATCAGCTACTGACATTATTGGAGACCGAGGAAGAATTTATGGTCATCCTCGTATCAATCAGACTCGAATTGCACTCAGACTCCAGCAGATGCTCGAGACACCGATCTCAGACCATCAAGCGTGTCTGGCGATGGTCGAAGTCAAGCTCGCACGTCTCCAAGAAACCGCTGACCATGTTGACTCCTATATCGACGCTTGCGCTTACCTCGCACTAGCTTGCGAACTTATAACAGAAAAGGATGAGCAATATGTTTAATCTGGAAGATTATGAAGATGTGGCAACATTAAATCGATGGTTTATTGAGAATTTTCCAATGGGAAGATCAAATCTTGTTACAGAGATGCATGATCCCGATAAGGGTTATGTCCGCGTAAGAGCTGAGATATACAGAGACATATCCGACCTTTATCCAGCTGTAACAAATGTGGCATTTGGAGCCCGTGATTTATATAATCGAAACATGGCTCGTTATTATGTAGAAGATACATTTACAAGCGCATTAGGAAGGGCAATCATCTTGATTAAAGGGTCAAATAAGACTGCAACACGCGAGAGCATGGAGCAAGTATCAGCAGGCGTTGAAGAAGTAGCCAAGGCGAAGGCCAAGATGGCTGAAACATCTGGCACTTATATCCCAGTAGTAAAGGAAGAAGATCCATGGACTATCAAGCCAGCGACTATGCCGCCCACAATGGGGGAAGCTGTATCGATGGTGAAAGAGATTATTGGCGGCCAGACCGAGAAGGATATTCCAGTCTGCCGACATGGTGAAATGATGTGGAAGACAGGCACGACTAAGGCTGGCAAGCCGTGGGGCCATTTCAAGTGCAAGGCAGCTGTGACAGGTGAGATCGGTGGCCGATGTGAGTCGCCTAACGACGTCATATGGTACGAGGTTGCTAAAGATGGATCATGGCAACGCCAGAAAGCGAGAGTCTAATGAGTCGCCTGCAATTTATGAACCAAGACGGCGAATGGGAGTCATTTCCTACAGAGGATGAGATTCATAGATCTAAAGAAGTCATAGCAATCTTAGAGGAGTTTACCTTTACAACTAGATGCTGCTTGTGTAATGAGTCAATACCTTACAAAGATATAAGGGTTAACTTGGTCAATAAGAGCTGGTCATGCGCTAAGTGTCACGCCGTCAATGGCCTCACAAAGCCGTAAGTATCGAGGATTCTCGACCGAGCGTGTAGTCGCCAAGTACCTATCGGCGTGGTGGCCACATGCAGACATCGGTAGAGGGGCTGGAAAAGATATAACTCATGTCCCGTTCGACATGGAAGTTAAAGCTAGATCGGCGTTCCAGCCAAAGGCATGGATCGATCAGGTCACAAAGAGGGCGAGTAAAGCTGGTGACTTGCCCATCGTAGTTAGTCGATTGAATGGTCAAGGGGAGAAGGCTCCTAGTGAGTACCTTGCATTCATGAGATTAGGTGATCTGGTCGATCTATTGCTGAAGGCAGGTTACGGAGATTTTAAGGATAATCTGAGACAATTAGAACCTATGAGATGCAATATGTGTGGCGCGTGGGCGTTTACTCAGACGTGCAGAATGTGTCAGAGTGATCCAGATGCCAACCTATGAATTCGAGTGCGATAACGAGCATTGTGAGAGCAACGCCAGAATAGAGAAGTGGATGAGTATCCATGAGCCTCATGATTTGGAATGCCCATTCTGTCGTTCATCAATGAGCAAGGTTTATAGCTCTATTGGGGTAAGTTTCAAGGGATCAGGATTCTATTCCACAGACAACAGATAAGCGACACACCGCTCTGAACAGGACTTATATGAATGTAATTGACACGCATGGTACTCTCAGCGCTAGAGCCC